CCCTTGATACTGAAAGATATATGGCAATGATGGCGGTGCTTATTGATGCCTGTATAAGTTCTCCAACGCCACGCGCTTTTGGCGCTGGCAATCTTGCCATCGAAGATGATGTAAGAGATGCGTTTATCAGACTTTGCCAACTGACGAAGTTGATCTGCCAAGTCAGGCATGATGTCTGGCTTCGGCTTTCCTGATAAATCCCGGTCAATGTCAATGGCACGAACCCAGCCCTGCGCATCTGGATTATGGTCAGACTTACGAGCTGAGTGGCGACTATCGCCGATCCAGCCATCCGAGGTGCGATCACGATCGCTGAAACAATCATCGAACTGTTCGCGAAGTTGTTGACCTGCTTTGCATAACTTTGGTTTCATGCCAGGAGCAATTTTGCTTCTTCGATGGTGATCCCTAACTTTGCAAGAAGTTCATTCTTAGCCAATTCACGCGCCTGAGCCTCGTTCTTAGCCAACAAGAATTCAGCCTCATCCTGCTTCATTTGCTTTAACTCTGCGGCGTTTGGTTCTCTTTCGATTACTTCGCCTGTTTCAGCATTGACGATTCTTATCATTACTTAACCCCCCATAGAATTGCTGTGCCTTGTCCGATATTTCCAGATGTTGAAGCGAGATCGATTGAAGTAATAGCCGAAGTACTCTTATATCGGAAAGCACCTTCGTCGATCATTTGAGTAGAACCTGATAAATAGTAATGAGCATAAGTAGCGACTTTGTGTGAATTTGTGTTGGAGTAGTTTTCAATTTCCATCACGAAGAAGTTATTGTTGTCGCTATTAACTGCGCCTTGATATGAAGCCCAGATAAAGTTTTGAGCGTTTGCGTAAGCCGCTCCATTAGAAACTCCAGCCTGACCGTAAATTGAAGCAGTTGAATCTGAATTAAAGCGCAGGCGTAGATTTTCTCCGTTAGTTGATGGATACCAATCCTGAACCACTAAAACCAGTTTATTGTAAGTCCCAGCGATACTTCCAATAGATGTTGAAGATCCAGCGATGCTAGTGCTAGCGATCTGCGTATAACCGCCAGAAGTAGCCGCAGCCCATGCGAGACCAGTTGCAGCAGTTGAATCAGCAGTTAAGACTTGACCATTAGTGCCTACCGCTAAACGCGCTGGAGTATCGTTTGCTGTTGCCGCGATTAGATCGCCCTTGGCATCAACGATGGCATTTTGAATAGCGTTGGAATCATCCTGAGCAACCCATGAGAAGTCGAGATCTGTTCCTGAGGCCTTGGCTAGTACTTGACCAGTTGTTCCGCCTTTAAGATCAATGAATGCTGTGTCTATATCTTGACCAAGCGCAGCAATGGCAGTAGCGCCATCCTTTACTAGATCGGTCGATTGGGGGATATCCCAGCCGAAGTTGGTTGTTGTTGTTGCCATTAGGCTACGACTCCTATCGCGTTAATCCATGTAAGGGTTGGACTTAGTGTGTTCCATGTTTCTGCTGCATTTACCTGCTCCCATTTTACCGCAACTTGGGAGAAGTTTATTGGAGAAGCGTTAAAAGTAACGCTCAGGTTGTTTAGGCTCGCTCTGAATGTCCAGCCTTCGATATACCCTTGAAACTCACCATTGGTGATGTTGCCGGGTAGGTTCTGAATCCAGACAGGCTGACCCAAGAAGATGTTAATAAGAGCATCTCGGTCGGCATCATCGATCTCAGGATTTCCTAGAACAAAAGTGATACTTTCGAACTTTGGATAAGGGTTGGCTCTTAGCTCGATGTAACGATCGGCTAAAGCTTCTGCATCGGAAGTATGTTTAATTCGAGAAGTAAATTCTTCAGCATAAACGCCGTAAAGACTTTGGCTAATTGGATCAGTAGCGGTGTAAGTCTGGTTAGCGTTGTTATCGTAATTGATAGTAAAACTGTTACGAAGATCGCCTGCTCGAGTAGTAGCCGATAAACCCAAGCCATTGGCATGGTTAGCATCCAAGGTTGTGTATCCGTTAGCCGCTAAATAGTCTTGGCGGTGAGTCTGGTCTGCATACCCGATATTGCCGTTTGAATCCTCATAGATAACGCCAAAAGCCGAGTTAGCAATCTCAGCGCATAGAGAATAAAGATCTGTGTTGCTGGAATTTCTAGCAATAAGTTCATAATCGCCTGGCTGATCGATTTCGCCTAATCCAATGTTAACTGCATTAGCCCAAGTCTCTGTAGGATCATAATTAGCCCAAGTCTGAGCGGCTGGAACTTCATTCCATTGACCTAATAGATATCCCGAAAGAAGTGTGTAAATCTGATCGCCATCGAAATCTTGGCTCAATACTCCAGCATCGATGATGCGAGGCAGTTTAGATAAGGCTCCCAGAGCGGTAATAGTCGCAATGGTTGTATAGCCGATATTGCCTGCTCGATTAACCCCTATAGTAAAATCTGAGATGTAACCGCCGAAGATCGGAATGTAAGTACCAACCGAGTTAGTTACTTCTACCGCTAGCCCGGTGCCTACTGTAAAATCATAACTTGAGTTATCTAGGTTCATTAATTGCACCTGGCAGTAGCCTGCAAGTGGCTGAGTATTAATATCGGTGCGGCCTGAAGTTATGACTAGATTGGCAATAGTTACATCTGTTGCTTCAAGGCCATCAATTATGACTTTATAGGCTGGGGTATAAGCGGTCATTAAAAGAATGCCGCGCTTCCTAGAGTTCCTCGAGCTGAGGAATCATTGAGAATGCTTACGATCTGGCGAGCAGTTGATTCACTATCGATTGCGCCATTTACGGTGATGTTAGTGGTTCCCGCGCTTACATAACGATAAGCAGCGATTGGTTCATTAGGCATTGCTGGGGTTGGAGCGGCTGCTGGAGAAGATGCCCCAGTTGAGAATGAAGCGTTATTAAACGGATTTAAGGCTGAGCCGATACCCTTGGCAATATCGATTACTCGCTTGATCTTGTTGTAAAGATCATCGAAGAATGAAACTACCTTGGCTACGCCATCGATGAGGCCGCTTACTGCCGCGCCTACTATCTCGAATGCTTTACCTAAAGTCTTACCTAAGATCGGCGCTAATACATCGCGAGAAAACTCAGCGATATTCTTAAATAGATTAATAAGCGGTTTTAGTTCTTCGCTGTTGTCATTGAGTGAATTTCGAACTGAGTTAAAGGCTGATCGAAGTCCATTAATAATTGGGTTTAGGAACTCCATGACCGGGCGAAGCTTGTCTCCAAGATTGCTCGTAAAGTCTGCAATTGCTGGGATTACCTTCTTAACAATAATATCAACCATTGGAGTTATGGCATCAAGGATGTAAGCGCCTACGGTTTCCTTGCCTTCATCGAACGCGATCTGGAGGCGAGTTAATTTACCTTGGAATGTATCTGCCTTAGCCGATGCCTGGTTCTCAAAAGTATCTGCCAGTTTGGCGGTGATCTGATCCATGCTCATGGTCTTGAGTTGAGCGGCTGAAAGTCCGATGCCCAATCTGCCAAGCGCTGCTGTGTTGCCTTCTGCTGCGCGAGCCATTGCATTAGTAACGGCTTCAAGAGATTTGCCTGAACCTGCTGCGACATCGATCGCAACTGCCTGTAACTTCTGAGCCTTTTCAAGATCTCCAGTAGCCCTAGATAGGCGCTCTAGCGATGGGCGAAGATCATCATCGGTAATACCGAAGGCTAGAGAAGTCTGGGTTATGTAATCTTCAGTAGCAGCAATCTGATCTTCAGTTGCGCCAGTTACATTCTTGAGAGTAAGGGCTAACTTTTCTTGAGCGGCTGCATCTGCGATGGCTGACTTAACGCCATCGATGGCTAACTTACCTGCATAGGCTACGGCTGCTGCGCCTGCGGCTGCGAAGGCTAGTCCAGCCTTCTTTCCGAAGTCTGAAACTTTATCGCCGAAGGTGGCAACATCTTTATCCGCTTTATCAAGGTTCTTAGTGAAGTTATCGACATCAGCAAGAAGCTTGAGCGTTAACGCTCTTGTACCTGTTGCCATTAGCCCCACTCCTTCAAAATCTTAGTAAATGATTCTGTCCACTTAGCCACGATCTGAGGTTGGATCTTTCTCAGAGTTGGATAAATAAACCAACCCTTAGAGCCTCGACCTTCGCGGCCTGACCAGACAGGGAACTGCCTATATTTATTAGATCCGAATTCAGTACCGCCCCAGATATCCCGAGTGGTTGCACCACCTGAAAACTTCTGAGAAGCGAAGCCATAAGTAATCTCACCGATACGGCTTGACTTCTTAACCCTAGAACCCTGAGCAATGCGCCCTGAAACTTTAGTGTTATTACCTCTGCTAGCTGTCTGAATAACCTCAGCCCGGGCGAATTCAGCCAGAGCGCCTGATTGGCGCTTGGCCTCATCATTGGCTTCTTCACCCATATTCTTTAACGCTTTAAATACTTGGCGTAACTCTGTCTGGTCAAGTGCTACTAGTTCACTTGCCATTGCGCTGCTCCAATATCTCTATCGCTGTAAGAATATCCTCGGCACTATGCCAATGATCCATAGGGATCTGAGTGGCTATTGCCAGTTCTACCAAGAGTCGGCTTACGCTTCCTCTTGGATGACTTTTGGGTCTCCTTCACCTACTTCAACATCTGCGACCGATTCCATCCAGACATCGAGTGTCTTGGTTGGCTTGCCGCCTGCATCGCGTTTCATTGCTGAGTGCGTTACATAAAGGATGTCCCACATTCCACCAAACTGGGAGATAACCTTTTTAGTTGTCATCTCCCACTTGGCGTAATCAGGTGGGCGAACCAGGTAAGTGGTTTCTGATCCATCAACATATTTAATTGTTATTTGCTGTTGCATTGTTTGCTCCCGTTTCTATTGTTTAGCTGAAGGTTTCTGTTACTGCGCCCTTTGATACCTTGAAAGTAAAGTCTACTGTCTGAGCATCAGTTCCAGCGCCACCTGCTGTAGGAAATTCTGGCATGATTGGAAATACGAATACTGCGCCTGTTGCTGCTGTAAGCGTAACGCTGATATCTGTGTCTGGTGCTGTCTCGGCTGCTGTCCAGAGTGCTTCGCATACTGAGTTAGCCTTGCCCCAATCAGCAAGCATTGAAAGCGCAAAAGTGCCTTCGATGTTTGTGGTCTTGTAGGCTTCGCCATCGAGAGTCTGATATGTCTCGCGAAGGTTGGTCTTTGTTAGTACTGCTGAAGTTGCTTGTGCCTCGATATCTGTTCCACCTGTGAAAGATAGAGAAATATCGCGCCCTGTGATTACTACGGTTGCCATATTATTTTCCTTTAGTTTGTTTGTGTATAGTAGGTAGAAAC